ACTAAGTGTTCTTCTCCAAATAGATCTCATTTTTCTAACTAACTTTCTCCAGTTGCCTTTTATATCAAGCAACTTTCCAAGATTTTCTTTAAGTCTATTGTAGATTGCAACAACTTGTTGTTTTGAAGTTTGCGGACGTCCTGCTAATTCAGCTAATTCATCTATGTCATTAGCAATTAATTCACCTGCTTCTTGTAACTGTCGATCGATCCCTCTTATACTTTCTAGAGATTCTCTAAGACTGCCCAGTCTCGTCCCAGCTACCTCAGGAATGTCAGCACCCTCATCGAGAGCGTCAAGAATGTCATCAACGTTATGAATCACAGTGCCTTCTGGTAAATTGTTTAAATCTGGCATGTCAATAATGTTACCACCACTACCAATTGTATAAACTCCATTGTTGTTTCTAACTAACAATTCATCTGATATATCACCAGCTTCTTCTATAACAGATGATCTTATATTTGATGCATCACTGCTTAAACCATCAACTAGCCTCAGTACTGCTCTTTCTTCTTCCAATTCATCATCATAAAATGATTCAGATATTAAAAAGTCTCTCCATTCATCAAATATATTTTGTAATTTTTGCGTATTAGTTGAGTGCATAATAATTTACCATTTTTTACAAGACCAATATCTTGCTTTAGTTTTAGGTCCTGGGTTTGCACAATTGTGTCTTTTACGAAAGTTTCTTCTAGCTTTAGGATTAGACTTTCTAATTCTCATTGTTTTTTCGCCTTTTCTTTTAGCGCTTGTTCCACCATGACCAAAATTTACTTTTTTAATTTTTCCAGTTTTTGGATCTTTAACAAAGACTTTAAATTTTTTAACATCGCCACGCATAGGTTTATTAAGTTTTACTGTGCGCCCACGATATTTTGCTTCTGGAATCAAATCAGGACAACCACAAAGCGCTGGTCCAATAACCTCAAATAAACAAGCTTCGCAAACAGGAGTACCATCGTCTAAAAATGCGCCACTTTGAAGTTCTTTAAGAAGATTTTCTTCCTTTAACAAGATATCCATCTCTTCTTTTATTATTTCTTTTAAATCTGATTTATCAATTTTCATTAATATTTTTCCTAATTTTTCGTGCCATATTTCAATGCTAGCTCACGCGCTCTTGCTTGATCTCTTGCACTTGGACCCATTTTAAGAGCAGCTCTTCTTTGTGCCATAGTCATAGGTTTACCACCAGGATTAATACGATCATCGTCCGGCGCGCCAATAGCTTCAAAAGCATCTCTAACCATCTGTGCAATACCACCAACACCGGTTAATGCAGTAAGCTCATCCTGGGCTTTTTGGGTTTTTAAAACTTTTACAAGTTCTTTAGTGGCTTTTTCATAGTCTTCGGGTGTTTTTGCTCTTGCAAACATTCCATAAACGAAAGCGAATGTTCCACCTCCGTATATTGTGATCACTGCAAGAATAGGAAGTTTTTTACGTAAATACTTAAGCGCAGGAATTCTGTCAATTTCAGCTTTAAACTTTTCTGATTTATAATATTTGGCTAAGTTTTTAGCTCCTTGCGAATCACCGTCTCCAAGTGCACGGCTTATGTCGTCATGAAGCATTTTTAATTTATCTATGTTTCTTTGAGTCATAGGTGTTGGCTTAAATAAATCGGCAATATCACCTAAAATACTCCCTTGATGCCGCATCGATTTGAGTCTTGCTCTTTCTTGAGTATTCCAGTAATAATCATCCCTCCCTTCAGCTAATACAGCTTGAAGTTCTTCTTTAATAATTTGTTTTAATTTAGATTTTGATATTTTCATTTTTAGTCTCCGTCTACTAATAAGTAGTCTCGTAATTTATTAAGATATGCAGAAGATACTGCCATTTTATTTGTCCACCAAGTTGGAAGTGATTGATCTTCCATTTGTTCTAAAACTTGAAGCATTTGACCAGCATCCTCAATAATAGTTTTCATTGCACGTCGCGCTGAAGAAACATCTTGATGGCCATCCTCTTCTAGCCTTTGTTGTGTTTGATCAAAATAATCATCAGACATGCCTCTATTTGGATCAAGCTCATACACGTCTGAATTGTAGCTCTTACCTTTAAATTTAAAAGTTCTTGATTTGTAGCACTGTGCTAATTGATAAGCATGATCAAAACTCTTAACAGGCATTGATTTTTTAAGTTTGCCACCTATTTCGGCAAGTCCTACATCAGGTAAATTTTTTCTTCTTTCTTTATTTTTTTCTAATGCTTTACATGCTTTCTCTGATACTCCTGGCTTAAGTTTATATACTCGCGATCGCACTTCTGCGGCTAGCTCTTCTTTAATTATTTGTTTTAATTTAGATTTTGTAATTTTCATTAGTTTTGTTTCCTTAAAGATTATGATCCGAAGCGAATCATCACCCAGGACGCCCATAGTCACCAATCATTTCTAACATATATAACCAAAGACCCCTTAAAGGATCCCTAAAAACTATGCTGTCCACATAGTATCCTGTGCCGTTAAGCTTTGCAATCATTGGCTCTTTTGTACCTGCGCCTCTAACTAAAGTATGCCATCTTTCACTTTTATTATCATAGATCGAATATTTTTTCCAATCACCTATCGCTTGTAAACCTTCAAATTGAACCAATACGCCATCTGCATTAGAAGATTCTGAATCGTCTGGATTAGATTTATCCTCAGTGTAGTTAGCCAACTCTTCTTTAATTATTTGTTTTAATTTAGATTTTGTTATTTTCATTGGTTTTTATCCTAATTTTTTCAGAGCTTATTCGAGTTTCTGCATTACCTGCATCGCAGGGTCTAGGCCGGCACCGACCCTGCCAAGAGGCTTGGCCAAGTCTTTCATGCCTTGTCGACGCATAAGTTTAATTGTATGCTTTTTGTATTGCCTAACCTTGACTAACAAATCTTTAATATCGTTAGTATTTTCAGCTGAATCTTTTGACTTTTCTGGATAGTTATCAAGTACATCAGCGTATTTTTCAAATCTATACTCGATATCTCTTATCTGTTGCACAAGATCTTTTTCCATTTTTTCAAAAGCTTCAAGTTTACTTGCTAAGCTTGTTTTACGAAGTTTTTCTCTGGCTTTTCTAGCCTCTGCAGCTTCTTTACCAGCTGCAACTTTTCCTTGTGTTGCCTGATCCAAGTCCGGAACATTTTGTTGAACCGGTTTGCTTCCGATCCGTCCGGTCAAAGTTGGCTGAAGAAATTCACGATCTGTAGCAGGATCCTCATAGCCCTTAAGCCTTGCAGACTGCTCTAACATAGATTCTAATTCTTCTTTGATAATTTGTTTTAATTTAGATTTTGTAATTTTCATTAATCTGTATCCCCGTATCTTTGCTGATCATACCAACTTAAATAATCTTCGTCTTCTCTGTCCCATATTGCCTGTAAAACCTCAAGTCTATGCTCGGGTTCAATAACATGAATCATCTCTCCTAAATTACGTCTTGCCTCTAAAGAACTTAGCCTTCCACTGGCTAGCTCGGCGCATATTAAACACATTATTCATTTTTCCTCCGGGATTTTCTTTTTTTAGATCTGGCTTTTGATTTTTTACCCCATTTGCCACGTTTTCCACACGCTGCAGCCGTTGGACGACATGCAGGATACTTTCTCTTCTCACCTTTTTGTCTTCCACAAGGTTTACATTTTTTACGACCTGTTTTCTTATCCTTACGGCATGTATTACAGTCAACCCAGCCGCCTCCTTTACCAGGACCACCTGCGTCCTTATCTTGATTAAACCACTTTCTAAGATCTTCATCAAGTAAAGCAGCAATTTCTTCACTAATAATATTTTCTAATTCTTGTTCAGAGATAGCAATATTATTATTTTCATTTTTACGTTTTTTTCTACGCTTTTTCTTTTTTGATTTTTTAACACAGTTTGGATAACGCTTACCAAACATTGTTTTCATACCTTTCTTTTCATATCCAGGCCAGCATTTTTCAGAAAGAAGTCCTTCAATTTCTTCACGAATTATATTTTCTAGTTCAATTTCGGAAATTTTCATTTCTTCTTGTTCATCCTTTTAGTTTTTCTTTTTGAAGCCTCAGCACGTTTTTTTGCATATTCGCATGCTGATCTTAGGCTTTTCTTTTTTTGTGGATCTTTAGCTCGTCCTGCTGCAACACAAGCTCTTTGTTTAATTAGGTTTATTATTTGTGATTGTCTTTTGTGTGATTTTGCTTTGAATGATTTTTTTGACAATGTTTTTCTAACATCTGCAGCAGTTTTAAATTCTACACTTACTGTGTCTTTTGGATTTTCGTCCGTATAGAGCCTTCTACCGGATCCTTTTGGTTTTTTACCTGTTCCTTTTTTTGGATCGGACTTTTTTTTTCCGTCATAACTTCTATAAATATATCACTAATTTCATCAACTATTGAATTTTCATATTCCTCGTTTAAAGTCAAATCAGTATTTTCTGAAACACCTTTCCAGATTTTACCTTGACGGCACTTAACAACAGCGCCTGAAGCATATGCAGATGGCCACACATCATATTTACGTTTTGCAATACGCGTGCACCGATCGTCAGCTTTCCCTTTCTTTTTTGAAGATTTTTTTCTAGACCTTTTCTTTTTTGTTTTACGTCTTGATTTTTTTCTTTTTTCATCAAGCATTTCCAAAAGAGCTTCTTTAATTTGTGCTTTCAATTCTCCTTCTTCATCGTCTTCATCTTTTTCTTGATCGTCTTCATCATCATCGTCTAGCTCGACACCTAAAGTTTTTTCTTTTTTAACATGGATTACACCAGGCTTCCCATCTTCATCCTCTTCACCAGAATCATCCAAAATAAAATCACCTTCAACATGTCTTCCAACATTTTCTAAGTCATCAAGAAACTTCTCAAGATCTTCTTCTGTCATTTCATCATTAACTTCTTTTGCAACATCTAAAAGAGGCTCTATTCCGGCAGCGCCACCTTCGTCTTTTAATTTTTGTATAATTTTATCTTTGAGTTCTTCATCTTCATTTTCATTGAGAATAAATTTTCTCCAATTTTCAAATAATAATTTCATTTACATATTTCCTTATTCAACAGGAGGTTCTGCTAAAGGCCCGGGCCCATGAAAAACAGATTCTCCTAGATTAGATTTTTTCTGCCATTCTGCAGATTCTTTGTTGGATTTGATAGGACCACCTTTAGCCCATGTGTGACAAGCACGAGCAGAGTGGCACTTAAAATGATGCATCCAGCAATATCCTAAGACGCCATCGTCATCAAATGTATCGCCAGGTAAGCAGTCTTTCATTCTTGGAGATATATCAAAAGCAACACAAACGCCACAAGTCGATTTCTTAGCAGCTTTTTCTGTTGTCTTCCAATACTTTGCAATTTTAGACCAGTAATCGCCAGGTTCATCAACATTTAAAGGTCCATAATTATATTTTTTTAAAGTGGCATCTCTGTTCTTAGTATTAAGAGCAAGATCTTGTGTTGAGGGAGGACACACCAAGCCTTTAATTTTATCAACGAGTCCACCAATTTTTATTATCAATTTCATTATAAATCAACTCCTTGATGGAAATTTTGCCTTGTATCTATTTGATCTTGCATGCAGTAAAATTCTAATGCACGCCTCTTTTAACTCATCAGCTAACTTCTCTTTTTGAGGCTCTAAAAAATTACCAGCTGCAGAAGCTAAAGATAGAAAAAACCCACCACCTTCAGGATATTCAAAATCATAATCACCGACTAATTCTTCAACTTGTTGACGCTCATCATGCAACTCAGCATCATCATCAGAATCACCATCGCGATCAATACTTTCCATTTCTTCTTTAATAATTTGTTTTAACCTAGCTTTAGTAATCTTCATTTTGAGACTCCTTACTGAAATAATTAGTAATTTTATATTTCTTTAG